TTTCCAAGAAAAAAAAGAAAGAGAGGGTTAGTATAATGGCATACAAGATGAAGATGAAAAAGAAAAATAATCTAAAAGGTAAACAAACTAAATTAGATGCAAACAAAGATGGCAAGATTGGTAAAGAAGATTTTGCTATGTTAAGAAATAAAAAGAAAAAGGTAATGGCATGATTATATTTGGTCATACTCCTAGAGAGTGGAAGAGAAGAGCAAAAGAACATAAATGGTTTATTGGTGCTTTGATTATCTCTTTTGTCTTAGGAGGAATAATTATTTAGATGGTAGCTAAAAAATATCAGAACCCATCTGGTGGATTGAACCAGGCTGGTAGAGATTACTTTAAAAGAAAAGAAGGTAGTAATCTTAAATCACCAGTTAAGAAAGGTAACAATCCTAGAAGAGTGAGCTTTGCTGCTAGGTTTGCTGCAAACAAAGGACCTATGAAAGATGATAAAGGTAGGCCAACAAGATTAGCTCTAGCTCTCAAGGCATGGGGTTTTGGTAGTAAAGAGGCTGCTAGAAATTTTGCAAACAGAAACAAAGGAACTGCATAATGCACTTAAATGCAAGAGAAGTTTTAGATAGATCAAACAAAGCATTTGCTCGTAAAGAACAATGGAGAACTATTTACGAGGATTGTTATCGTTATGCTCTTCCACAAAGAAATCTTTATGATGGATACTATGAGGGTACTGTACCTGGCCAGAATAAAATGAACATGGTATTTGATAGTACAGCTATCCATTCTACTCAAAGATTTGCTAATAGAATTCAATCTGGCCTATTTCCTCCCTATAAAAAATGGTGCAGATTGGAACCTGGGAATGACATACCAGCAGATAGAAAAGCAGAGGTGCAACAAGCATTAGATCTGTATTTAGATAAAATGTTTACTTTGCTTAGACAATCAAACTTTGATTTAGCTATGGGTGAATTTTTATTGGACCTTTGTGTAGGTACTGCTGTTATGCTCATTCAGCCAGGGGATGATATAAATCCTATTCAGTTTACTCCAGTTCCTCAATATCTTATTGCATTAGAGGAAGGACCAAATGGAACTGTAGATAATGTTTATCGTAAATACAAAGTTAGAGCTGAGGCTTTGCCAAGACAATATCCAGATATAAAATTAAATGATCAATTACAAACATTAATAGAAAACAAACCTCAAGAGATGGTAGAGTTAATAGAGGCAGTAATATTAGATCCAGAAAGAAAAGATTATTGTTATCATATCATACATGAGAAAACAAAAGATGAGTTAGTATTTAGAAGAATGGATACTACACCATGGATTGTTGCAAGATACATGAAGATACCTGGTGAGGTATTTGGTAGAGGTCCATTAGTATCTGCTTTACCAGATGTAAAAACTTTAAATAAAACTTTAGAGCTGTTACTTAAAAATGCTAGTATAGCATGTGCTGGAGTATATACAGCAGCAGATGATGGTGTAATCAATCCATCTAATATTAGAATTACTCCAGGATCAATTATACCAGTAGCAAGAAATGGTGGACCTCAAGGTGCATCACTAGCTCCTTTGCCAAGATCTGGAGATTTCAATGTATCACAAATTGTTATAAATGATTTAAGAGTAAATATTAAAAAGACTTTGTTAGATGATACTTTACCACCAGATAATATGTCAGCTAGATCTGCAACAGAAATTGTAGAAAGAATGAAAGAACTAGCACAAAATTTAGGTGCAGCTTTTGGTAGATTAATTACTGAAACTATGGTACCAATCATAACAAGAGTATTATTCATTATGGATGAGAAAGGTCTTATCCAGCTCCCTTTGAAGGTCAATGGACTAGAGGTAAAAGTAGTACCAGTTAGTCCATTGGCTAAAGCTCAAAATTTAGAAGAGATAAATGAGGTTATGCAATTCTTTCAAATAGCAAATTCTTTAGGGCCTGGTGGTGTTGCTGAACTAAAACCAGATGCTATTGCAAGTTTTATTGGTGATAAGTTAGGAGTTCCAACAACCTTAAGAAATTCACCAGAAGAGAAACAGGCTATTGTCCAACAAAGTATGGCCATGTTTAATGCTCAAGCTAATGCAGCGATGCAAGGACAAGCTCCCCAAGGCGAACCAACTCCTCCTCAAGAACAAGAACCAGCAAGTGCTGTTGAGGAAGAGGTTAGTTCATAATGGCAAAAGTAGGGTGGGAAGGCATAGAAGTATTAGAAACCAAGTCAAAACAAGAACCGAAAGACGAACAGCTTGAAATTGACAAGGCTTATGCTAGAACATTTGAAACAGAGGAAGGTAGAAAATGTTTGAAACATTTGATAAGTAGAACATTAGATCAACCGACTTGGGTACCTGGAGGAGATCACACATTTGGGTATGCAAGAGAAGGACAAAATAGTGTGGTCCGAGAAATAAAAACAAGAATGGAGAGGGCAAAAAATGGCTGAGGAAAATCAAGATCAAATACAAGAAGAGAAAAAAGGTGAAGGTCTAATTGCAGATACACCTATAACTGATGAACCAAAAGAAACAGATCCTAATGATACTGTTGTTCCACACAAAGAGGAAGAGAAACCTCAACAACCAGTAGAAACTAAAGAGGAAGAGAAAACTTTAGAGAAACCAGAATATTTAGAAAATAAATTTTGGGATGAAAAATCTGGTGTAAAAGTAGAAGAGTTAAACAATTCATACAAAGAACTACAAAAACAATTCTCTATGGGTAAACACAAAGCCCCAAAAGAATA